CTCACTCATCGATCCCGTTATTTTATACTGGTATGCTCCAGTTTTAACTCGGCATGGGGCGGCGTTACTCGCCCGGAGGAAAACCTCTGCCTGCATTGCGGTGGTCTTTCCCACCAGTCATGTCTCAATGTATGTGCGCCTCTTTAACAACCGATCTAACAAAAGACCGAGTGACCTTACTCAAAGGCTTCCACAAGAGGTCCAACCAAACCACGCAGCGGCCGAACCACCGGCCTGCCAAGCTTGTTTCCCAAGATGCGAATGGTTGTTCCACTGGAACCGGCAGGAGCTTATCTGCCGATTAAGCAACGTATAGGTTGCATTCCAGGTGTAGTGAGTTTGAGGTTTGTCTGGGTGAGGATCCCAAAGTTCTGGATCCATTTAACGTCAGCCAGTAAGACGTGCAAAGTAATCTCCACCTAACTAGTGAAAGTGGTACTCAGGCCCTTAATTTCAACCTCATACACTGTACGCCACTGACCGAGATCTACAGCAGCTCCGATAGAGGTACAGCCAGCAATGACCATACCCTGCACGGATCGCTCAAACTCATCATGTGAGACGTATCCAGTTATGGTGTTCACGTCAAACCATTTCCTACGCTGGGTAAGCGGGACATGGTACGTGAACCCCTGCCAGGCATTGAAGGTCTTCATGTTTCTAACACCACGAATGTTAGTGTTATCAACAATGGGACCCAAAGCTACAGACTGGAACATCAACTCAGGGTTGTCTATATATCCGACAAAGATGGAGGAACCACCATCAGCCACGCCAGGCGCAACATGGGGCAACCAAGTACAAGTCACAGACTTGTACCGGTATTCAGAATACCTACTGGTTATACCAGTAAGGTCCCTACCAATACTTTCGAAGATTTTAGTGACTAGCACTGAGCCGAATGTTCCGGCACAATCAATTATGAGGTTGTGGGAGGCCACATTGACCGCGGTAAGGTCCCGCGTAGCCAAGTGTGTCCCACGCATAATAGTCCCATCAAATGAGACAATGGGTCTGGGCACCCTTTTAGGCACATAATGTGCTGGATTAGGTTTCCGTTTACTACTGCCATTTTTATTTCTATTTCTCGCCATTCAAAACAATTCGGGGGAGTTCGCTGAGTTTTCTCTTAGCAAATTGAAGTCGGTGTGGTTAATACCCAGCGGGCCCTTACTGAGCTGACCATACATCCACTCCAATGCCATCTGTTGGGAGAAATCCATCTTGAAAGCTCGGTTAAACGACTCTCGTGCGTCTGAAGATACAGCGCTAGCCTCACGCTTAACCAGGCTAGATAGGCGAAAGAACCCGCTTGATTGGAACAATTTCCACTTCGCGGTGTTGTTTTTCCCCTTTCCCCCAAATTTAGCCAAACACTGGTAAAATGCTTGGTAAACTGGGAGTCCAGATGTTAGGCTTAACCCTCCTTCGCCTATAGCCTGTAGCCACTTATCGACTTGCTGCTGATTGGTTGTACACACGAGATCCTTCGCCAACGCTGCTATGTTTCTCACCATTCGCCACTCCTTTCCATCAAAGACTGGGTGCATCTGACAAAACTCCACATGTTCCAACACATCCACTCGCGGTTCTATCTTCATATTAAACCCGAGGGCACGGAACCAAGCCGGCACGGCTGCGATGAACTTCTCACTATCTGACTGGTCCATAAAGACAGTGATGTCATCACCATTGTCCATGACCTCGTGCGATATCCCTAAGGACTTGCACAGTGAGTAAGTCATCGCTACCATGAGTAAGCAATTACCAAGAGCTGTATCCATGTCACCAGACATCCTACACCCTTCCACTTCATACTTTACAAACCCATCCTTACACATAGCATGCCCTTTATTGACAAGCATCTTGTCAAGTAGCCAGGAGAATTCCCCATCACTACAGAACTTCCTGTAGATCATGTGAGTCCACTCCAAAGCGCTTTTACTACAATGCTGATCAAATCTGGACGCATCCAATGATATGGCACATGGGTGTCCAAACATCTGCCATTTCGAAGAAATGATATCCCCAATCTGGTAGACGTCGAATCCTTTCGCCACACACGGGAGCCGGTAAAGCTTGCCAAGACTACGATAGATAATCTTTTCTAGTGGCTTGACAAACTTACCAATGCACGCATTAAATCTAGGGTCGCGTGGCTGTATTACTCTAGGTGCAGGGTCATCCTTGAGGGAGAAATTAATCTTCTCACACTTGACAAATGTTGCTACCTTACAATCCCTGTCGGACAACGGCGTGAGCGCCAAACTGTCGACAGCCCGTCTATATCGCGAGTACTGTGAACCAGTATACGAATCGACGAACTCCTCCAGTGTCCAAGGCCTCAGATCAAGTACTCGGAAGTCTGCAACAAAATGCTGCAAGCTCCCAAAAGCACCAGACAAAGGTTTGACAGTGCAAGTGCGCTTATTGTCAGTGTAGAAGACCCTTTCGTTGAGTCCCCTTAACAAATTATTTAGCGAGTTGTTATGCACACTATAACGTTCATTGGGCCGAGGGGCATCCAAGGTAAATGCCCATCTCTGCGGGTCTCGGGGGCGAGACATGGTACCCAACTGGATGTTAGGGTGGAGGTTGCCAGTGAAGTCAACCTTAGTTTCCACACCCTCCAGTCGGGTTAACCCCCTTATCGAAAACCCGGCAGGCGCACGCTAGCAGCGCGCACCTCATAGGGAGGATTGAAGTACATCTGCGTGCACACTTCCCCCCAGTAACTGACGTCACAAGGCTCCATTTTCAGCTCGATCAGTTTAGCGCGAACATGTCGGCCGATTGCCTCAACACTGGCAGGGTTCCTATCTCGGAGTCCGACCTTGTTAATCACATCGTGAGTGGCGTGGTACGCACGTCTCTCATCAGGTGTGCAAGGCCGGTCCTCAAGGGTGCTTAGCATCCACTCCCCAAGAAAAGGAGTGAGCACTAGATTGCGGTGAGACTCAACCTCGTCCGCATACTTCCCCAACCAGTCTTCGGCGTACCGGCACCAATTTCCCACTGAACGGCAAGCTTTTCCAAGAGCCAGAACAACAGCTCTGACGGTTCGATGCACAACATCACCAACCTTACCCTGACCAGTTCGCAAGTCACTCACAAGTCTGTACGCCAACCAAATAACAAACACAGACAATAGGAGCTCCATTGTGATTTTAG